GCACCTGCAGGTCAGATCAGAGAGACACTCCGTAAGATCAACGAAGGTCAGTTCCTAGAGGTTGTAGGTGGTCCTTCTGCTCAGATTGGTGGTGACATTGTACAATCTTTGATTAGTGCTACACAGAACCTGACAGATGGGAACGGTACTCTGGTAACAGAAGATGTCATGAAGACCTTTCGTAACATCTCAACCTTAGACAACGCAGCTAAGATGGTAGGTATCTTGAACAACGGTCAGTATCGTAGTAAGACAGGAGCTACAGTTCCCGGTGAGATGACTACAACAGAAGCTATCTCTACTGGTCTTGGTTTCGGTCCTCTTAAGGTTCAAGAGTTCTACGCAACTAAGTCTGTTATCTACAATGATGATAAGAAGATCCGTACTGAACGTAAGTCTATCAACAGGACTGCAGATAAAGCACACACTATGATCCAGACAGGTGACCCAGCTAAGATCGAAGAAGGTTTCAATCTTCTGTATGCCTTAAAGATGCGTATTGATCTGAGTGGAGCTTCAGAAGCAACCAAGATGTCTATGCGTAAGGCTCTTGTTACACCACTAGAGAATGAGCTACCCCGGCTTATTCTTAAACTACGCAAGAACGGCAGGGCTGCAATGGCTGAACGTCTAGCATCAACACTAGGAAACTAATATGGCACAAGATATATTCGCACCTAAATCATCCTTCGATATTGCATTCGAGAGACCACAAGAACCAGTAAGAGACAACACTGCTAAGATCCGGTCTGACTTTCAAGCAATGGCTCTTAACTCTCAAGCACGGGCCGTTCAAGGTCAAACACAGTATGAGAGTGCTGTCTTCAGTGGCATTAATTCTGCACTAAAGATTGGTGCAACTGGTGTAGAAGCATACAAGAATGCACAAGAAAAGGGTGCTATTAGTGACTTGCTCAATGCCGTTGACTCTACCGATCAGCAAGCTGAGAGTGGGTCTGCTCCTATGTCTTATGAAGAACGTAGAGCACAGTACGGACAGGCTGTTCAGGAAGCTGCCTCTAAGCTACCCGGAGGTTACCGTGACTTAGCTAAGTATGACTCTACAATAAAAGCTAAGACAGGTCTCTCGTTACAACAGATTGCAACAAGCCCTGAGCAAGAGATGCAAGAAGCTATGATGAAAGACCCTGTGTTCATCACTGCCTACCAAGCATCTAGGATCTTAGAACCTAATCTTACAGAACAACAAAGGTTTTCTTATGCTCAGAATGCAGCGGCAGAGAATGCAGCTGTAACTCTCATGCAGACTACAGCAAACGTCAACGATCTGTCATCTTATTACGGTAAGACTAAGCCTCTAATCAACAATCAGATGATGAACCTTGATAATGCTGTAGTTGCTTCTCTTGCAGTTAAACGGGATAGTGGTCAGCCTATCACAACTCTAGACATTGAACAGCTTGAGGTTCGTGTTGCAGAGGCGAAGCGTCTGATTGAGATGCAAGTACCTAACATCGTACCTCAGGAAGAGAGAGACAATGTAACTGAGTACTTCACAAACCTAGAGAACTTCCTTACTCAAGTAAAAGAAACTAAAGACCCTGAGAAGGTAGCCGAAGGTGTTGCATCGTTCCTAGCTCAGTCTGGTAACACTATGGCTGAGGTTATTGCAGGGGCATCTATCACTAACGCTGACATTCTTGCATCGCCAGCTGGTGTTGAAATCATGCAAACAATCAACACTAGAATGTCAGACGATAGTCCTACTGCAGCTATCGCAAGTAAGGGTGACCTAGGTGCTATCTTTGATGGCCTCTTAGCTAACAAGCCTAATGAAGTTGTTGGACCTAACACGATCCTCTCTCCTGAGGAGATGGGTGCTTTGTTTGATACTACAAACATGACTGCAGGGGACTTGCTTACAGAACGTCAAACAGGTATAGCTCTCTTGAAGGAACTCGAAGTAGGTTCTGTTGCTACAGATCAAGGACGTAAACAGCTTGTAGCTGGTGTAGCATCTGTAGTTAAGAGCCTTAACCACCTTGACTTCCACCAAACAGGTTCTCAGATCAAAGAGCTTGTAGAAGACTCAGGTCTCCTAGAGAAGATCAACATGCTTGAGAGTGTAGATAAACCAGCTGCTAACCAGATCCGTACCTTGTTGAACAGTGCAATTACTAACAACCTCCGCTTTGCTGAGAGCACACTGTCATCTCTTGAGTCTGGAGCTAAAGGTATTTACGGCTACAAACTAGACTTGAAGTGGGACGAAGCTACTAAAACTTACTATGCTACAGACCCTGATTTCATAAAGGCTGTGCAACGTGAGATTGGAAGTGAGGCACCTGCTACCAACTCCAAAGGTATGCCCCTTGTTAAAGGCTCGTACCTTGGTACGTTTGGTGATATAGACAAGGCCTACAAGTATCGTACTGTGATTGAGCAAACAAACACACTTCTTAACAAGACACTTGTTGATGGAGCAGAACAACCTACAGTACGAGTCGAGCAGGGTGCTTTAGAAAACCCGTGGGTGGTAGCAAATGAAGAGGCATATAGCATGGTCCCTGTTGGTGCTCACTACCGTGTCGGTACTGACCCTACTATTCGGATCAAACGGGGACAGGGTGAGTAACATGGCTAACTTCTGGGAAAATGATGAAGTCGTAGAGTTAGTAGTACAGCCAGAAGTAACAGTTGAAGCTCCTAAGGCTGAGACTACAGGCACTAACTTCTGGGACAAGGACACTGTTGTAGGTCTGATAGACTTAGCAACTACACCACAAGAACCAGCACCTGTATCAGAAGACCCTGATCGTCAGTTCTTCCAGTCTGGTGTACCTGAAGAACAACGGATGCTCGAACCTGAGTCTACACAAGACTTCGACACAACGATTATGTCTTTCGTAGAGCAGAATGAGGGTCGTAAGAATGTTCCTTACCAAGATACTAAAGGTCTATGGACTGTAGGTGTTGGTCACCTCTTAGGTAAGACGTTGCCGCCTGCGTACAAGAACCCCGATGGAACACCACGTACTTTGACAGACCAAGAGGTTCAAGGTTTGTTTGAAACAGACTATGCTAAACACAAGGCAGAAGCCGCACAGTTGCCTATGTTCTCTGAGTTAGATAACCTTGGACAACAGGCTCTAATCGACTTGACTTTTAACATGGGTCCGACAAAGTTTAACGAAAAGAAGTGGCCTAAGTTCTTCACCGCTCTGAAGAACAAAGACCTTGACACTGCGGCAAAGGAACTAAAAAACTCTAAGTGGTTTAACGAGGTAGCTAGCAGAGCACCTAAAGTTATTAATCTTATAAAAGGAGCTTCGTTTAACTAATGTTCGGACTACCTTTAGAACTAATCACAATGTTAGGTTCTACCGTACTAGGTGGGGTCATGTCCATATGGGGACAGAGCATTAAATCTAAACAGGCACAACAAGAGATGCTCATGGAACGAGCTAACTTTAATGCCAAGCAAGTAAACAAAGCTAGATCTGCAGGTAAGAACGATAAGCACTTTGCATGGACACGTAGGCTTATAGCCTTGTCTGCAGTGTTTGCTATTATCGTACTGCCTAAGCTGGTTGCTGTGTTCTACCCTGATGTCAGTGTCATTGTAGGTTACACAGAAGTCGAAGGTGGCTTCATGAACTGGCTCTTCGGGGGTGGTGATGTAGTGAAGTGGCAATCTGCTCAAGGCTTTGTTATCACACCACTGGACACACACATTGTGTCTGCTATCGTAGGACTATATTTCGGTGCGGGGTTTACTAAGTAAGATGAAAGATAAAAGTATATCAATCTCGTTTCTCATAGGTATCCTGTTCCAGACAGGAGCCTTGGTGTGGTATGTATCTAGCCTAGCTAGTGCTATTGATCTTAATGCTCGTGACATTGGCAGACATGAGGCTAGGATTACTAACTTAACAACTATTATTCAGTCTCAGGCTGTAACCTTAGGACGTATGGACGAGAATATAAAGTCTATTCGTGATATGATGGAATCGAGTAGATCTGACGGAGGTTAAATCATGGACAACAAGGCTATATTAGGGGTGTTGTTCGCTTCTCTGCTGGCTCTTCTTGGCTGGAACATTGCAACAACACATGAGTTAACTCTCCAAGTACAGAAGCTAGAGATTATTCTTCTTAGTGATGCTTTTAAAAACTAATGTTGTGTGTCTTAGCCTTCATAGGTTTCAACCATGCGTGGACTGCAAGTGGTAACCAGTTGTTTAAGTACTGCTACTACGACTGTGGGCTACCTAAGAATGGGCTATGGTACGACAGAGTGTATAGAGTAAGTTATAATTATGTGTGTCCAATAGAGGTAAAGTTCAGATGATTGATCCATTCACTGCATTTGCTGCGGCGCAGACAGCCGTATCAGCTATCAAGAAGGGCATACAGTTAGGCAAGGACATAGGGGGTATCTCTAATGACTTAGCTAAGTTCGCTGGAGCCATCTCTGACATTAACTTTGCACATAAGAGGGCTGAGGACCAGCCTTGGTATGCCGTCTTATTCGGAAACGCAGGCCCAAGTGCAATGGACATCTTTGCTAAGAAGAAACAAGCGGAGGCCTTACGTGCAGAGATTAAACAGTATATACAGTTCGGTTATGGACACAGTGCTTGGGAGGAGCTTCTTAAGATCGAAGCTCAAGTTCGCAAGGACCGTCAGAAAACTCTGTATCGTAAAGCGGAGATCAAGCAGAAGATTCTTGAGTGGACTCTGGGCATTCTGGTGGTGGTATCAGGCGTTGGTATCCTCGGCGTGGGGATTTATTTCCTCGGTAAAAAACAAGGGAAATGGTAATGGCTAAGAAAGATCCAAGACTAGAACGAGCAGGTGTGTCAGGTTTCAACAAACCTAAAGCTACACCAAGTCACAAGACTAAATCGCATGTTGTTGTAGCTAAGGTGGGTGACCAGATCAAGACAATCAGGTTCGGTCAGAAGGGTGTTAAAGGTAGCCCGGATGGGTCAGCCCGTAACAAAGCATTCAAGGCCCGTCATGCTAAGAACATTGCTAAAGGTAAGATGTCTGCAGCCTATTGGGCTAACAAGGTTAAGTGGTAACCATGGAAACTCTAGGTATAATCATGGTCTGTATGTCTGCTCTAGCAGAACATTGTCAGGTCTTAACCAGTCCTCATGTGTATAACACTGTAGAGGAATGTCAAGAGGATGCGTATAATACTTCTTTGAGCATAAAACAGCAGTACCCTCATGCGACTATCCTACCTCAATGTGTCGAGTTAAACTATAAAGGGGAGAAAGCATAATGGCTAAAGGATTATATGCTAACATTCATGCTAAACGAAAACGTATAGCCTCTGGATCAGGAGAGAAGATGCGCAAGGTAGGGTCTAAAGGCGCACCTACAGCTAAGAACTTTAAAGAAGCATCTAAGACAGCAAAGAAAAGGAAGAAATAATGCCAGTTAAGAATGGAAAGAAGTTACCCTACGGTAAGGGTACAAAGAAAAAGTAAGCAATAAAAAACCCCGCTAAGGATTGATTTCCTTGGCGGGGTTTCTTTCTTTTATAGGCCTTCTTTAATGAAAGTCTTGACCCACATGGCTGTGATGTCAGATCTAACAATGTCCTCTACACCAAACTCCACCGTAGGTACAGGTAGCATGTGCTTCTTAGCTAGGTGGATAACCTTAGACAAACCATCGGCTTCCCTGAGGTCACTCTGTTGTGCATCACCGTTAAGGACGATGGTACTACCCTCACCTACCCGTGTCAGCAACATCTTGAGTTCGTGTGTTGTGATGTTCTGTGCTTCGTCAACGATTATGAAGGCATTA